AACTACTAAAGATATATCTTTTACAGTGGTTAGCCCTGGCGATTATGGATTAAGATTATCATTTAAGCCAACATATATAGCTGATGTGGTAACTGGTTCAGTTCGCGTTGTTAATTTAACTGGTGTTTCCGCAATAACTGCGGTATATAGTAGAATATTCAATTCTGATGGTATAACACCGCCTTAGTAATGAATAATATACTATAAAAAATAATATAGTATATTAATAGAATGAGTAATGATAACACACTATTCAAGTCAAATGTAAATATAACTAAGGATTTAGTAGTAGGTAGTGATAAATTATTTATCAATAGTTCGAATAATCGTGTAGGTATTAACTTATCTAATCCAACAAATCCATTTGATATATCTGGTGCCGTTTCAATAGGGGCTACGAGATTTATGTATGGACCTACTAATGCCACACAACAAGGAGAAAATGCTATTAGTGTAGGTTTTAATTCAGGAGAGTTTAATTCCGGTTCAGGTGCTATATCAATCGGTTATAATACTGGGCAGAATAGTCAAGGAATAAACTCTATTTGTATAGGCACCTTATCTGCTATTACGAGTATGGGTGAAAATACTATAGCAATTGGAGATTCTATTTCTAGTGGAACAGGCATTATGAATCGTAATATAATCGGAATTGGTTATCTTACTTTATCAGATGCCAATTCGACTGATAATAGTGGTGTTATAGCAATTGGAATGGAGGCAGGAAGAAATAATGCGGCTATTTATTCAATAAATATTGGCAGATTAGCAGGCGATGCAAATAGCGGTGTTTCAAGTATATCTATAGGTTTTCAGTCCGGAATGTCTAATACTGGTGGTTCAGGAAATACGGGCAATATATCTATAGGACAACAAGCAGGACAAACAGAACAAACTTTAAATGCTATTGCTATAGGTGCCCTTGCTGGAAGTAGAAATCAAGGAACAAACTCTATTGCTATAGGTTTATCTGCTGGACAATCAGGACAAGGTACTAATAGTATAGCAATAGGTAATTTAGCAGGGTCTTTGACACAAAATGCTGGTGCTATTGCAATAGGTTTATCTGCCGGACAATCTCGACAAGGTGTTAAAAGTATAGCTATAGGAACTCAAGCAGGTCAAGGTACTCAAGGAGCAAATAGTATAGCAATAGGAACTCAATCCGGTATTGGGGCTCAAAGTAATAATAGCATAATAATTGGTTCAACTTTTCAAAATCATGCGGCATATTCTATTTCAATTGGATCGGCTACAGGAAACACACAAGGTCTATATGCTATTGCTATAGGTATTGGTTCAGGACGTTTGGGTCAGGGGCAATATTCTATTGCTATAGGTATTAATTCAGCACAAACACAACAAAAAAATTTTGCTATATGTATAGGTCAAAGTCTTGCAATAACTCAAAATAATCATGGTATTATTATAGGAACTCAAGCAGGAGTATCACAACAAGGAACCGCGAGCATTTCTATAGGTTTTCAAGTAGGACAAACAGTACAAAGTTCTAACTCAATCGTAATAGGAGTAAATTCAGCTCAAGGAACTCAAGGTGCTAATGCTATAGCAATAGGAACGGTTACAGGTCAAGTAGGTCAAGGAAGCGGTTCTATAGCAATTGGTAATACAGTATCTCGTACAAATGCAGGTATAAATTCAATTGCTATAGGTCTTACTTTAGGAAGTGGATTAGCAAACAATATACCTAATGGAATTTCAATAGGTAATTCTAATAATAATGGTGCTAATCAAACAGGTACAATATCAATAGGTTCGCAATGTGGACAAACTAATCAAGGGACAAATTCTATTGCTATAGGTACTTTTACAGGGACAATCGATCAATCAGGTAATACTATAGCCATTGGAATTCAAGCCGCTCGTTCAACACAAGGGACCGGTTCAATAGCATTAGGTACTTTTGCAGGTACATCAAATCAAGGAAGAGAATCTATAGCGATAGGTGTTACATCAGGTACACAAACACAAGGAATAAATGCTATAGCAATAGGTAATATTGCAGGTGGTTATAATCAAGGCACTTATTCAATTGCAATAGGTAATCAAGCGGGCTTTACTAATCAAGGTAGTAATGCAATCGCTATAGGTTCATTAGCAGGTATTACACAACAAGGAAATAATAGTATTATCATATCTGCTGTTAATACAACTATGAGTTCAAACCCTGCGAGTTCATGTTTTATAAGACCTGTTAGAAGTGGTATTACGGATAATGCGTATGCTTTGTTATGGAATTCAGATACGAAAGAAGTGTTTGCATCAAATACCTTATCTACAAATGCTATAACCAAAAACTTTGTAATAAATCATCCATTAGATAATGATAAATATTTAGTTCATGCTTGTTTAGAAGGTTCAAGTGCCGACGTATATTATAGAGGAAAAGGAACTATAACTAATAATAATTATACTATTATAAATCTACCTGAATATGTAAAATATATATCAAACGACTTTACTATACAAATTACATCTATATATGATGGTATATTAAAAAAATACAGAACAACTGAAATAGATGATAACAAATTTAATGTATATGGTAATAATGGTTCTTTTTATTGGATAGTTTATGGAAAAAGAAAAGATATTATAGTAGAACCGAATAAAAATGAATATAAAGTATATGGTAATACACCATATCTATGGATAAATAAAATATAAAAAATAACTATAGTATATTAATAGAATGAGTAATATTAATACACTATTTAAAGGAAATGTTAATATGAATAGTGATTTAGTTGTAAATAGTAAGACGGTATATGTTGATAGTTCTAATAATTATATAGGCATAGGACTGGGTAATATTAATCCTATGGCGAATATAGATGTATCAGGAACAATTAATAGCACTATTATTGATATAAGTCATGTTAATATAGGTTATCAATCAGGTTCAATAAATCAAGGACTATTAACAACAAATATAGGGTTTCAAGCGGGTGTAGCAAACCAAAATACAGGTAGTGTTGCTATAGGTGCGTTCGCTGGACAAACATCACAAGGTACATATGCAGTATCAATAGGGGTTAGAGCAGGTCAGTATTCACAAGGTGCAAATGCAGTAGCAATTGGGACAAATGCAGGTCAAACTTCACAAAGTTCAGGTGCTATAGCAGTAGGAACAAATGCTGGACAATATTTACAAATGACAGGTGCTATTGCTATAGGATATAATGCCGGACAAACTAGTCAAAGTACATTTGCAATAGCTATAGGTTATCAAGCAGCCATGACTTCACAAAGTCAATATGCAATAGCTATTGGTAGTCAAGCAGGTGAAAATATACAAGGAGAATTGGCAATTGCTATTGGTAGTCAAGCCGGACAATATAGTCAAGCAACCGAAGCTATTGCAATTGGAACTTCCGCTGGACAAGTTAGTCAAGGATTAGATGCCATCGCCATAGGTTATAATGCTGGTAATATTAATCAAGGAACAGAAGCAGTTGCTATAGGATATCAGGCAGGATTATCAGGAGAACAATTTGGAGCTGTAGCTATTGGATATACAGCTGGTTATTATCAACAAGGTTCATATGCCGTAAGTATTGGATACGAAGCAGGATATACAAATCAAGGTGCGTATGCTATTGCTATTGGTGAAAATGCGGGACATACAGATCAAGGCTATAGTTCCATTGCGGTAGGAAATTTTGCGGGTGAATTTTCTCAAGATGCATCTGCTATTGCTATTGGAGAGTTGGCTGGTAATAATAATCAAGGACCTAATGCAATTGCTATAGGATATCAAGCGGGACTATCAAATGAACAATTTGCCGCGATTGCTATAGGTGCTATCGCGGGTGTTTATAATCAAGGTTCATACACAATCGCTATAGGAACTAGTGCTGGATATCAAAATCAAAGTCAATTTTCAATAGCCATAGGAACTGAAGCAGGTTATACTAACCAAGGTGAAAGTGCTATAGCAATAGGATATAATGCCGGATATATAAATCAAGGTTTATTTAGTGTAGCTATAGGCACACAAGCTGGTTATACTAATCAAGGTGAAGGTTCTATCGCAATAGGTAATCAAGCAGGTATATCTAATGAAAAAATATATGCAATAGCCATTGGATATCTAGCAGGACAATACGACCAAAGTGCAAATTCTATTGCAATTGGAGTTCAATCCGGTGAAACTGGTCAAGATATAAATGCTATATCGATTGGTTTTCAAGCAGGACAAACTTCTCAAAGTTCAGGTGCTATAGCAATCGGTTATAATGCTGGTAGTTTAAATCAAGGAACAAATACAATTGCTATTGGTGTAAATGCTGGTATTAGTAATGAAGGTGTAGGTGCTATAGCAATTGGTGAAAATGCAGGTGCTTATAATCAAGGTTCATATTCTATTGCTATTGGCTATCAAGCGGGATTTACTGGTCAAGATGCGTCATCTATAGCAATAGGAGTAAATTCAGGTCAATATAATCAAAAAAGTTATACTGTAAGTATAGGGAATAATGCTGGTTTATCTGGTGAAAATATAGGTGCAATTGCTATTGGACTAAACGCAGGTGCATATAATCAAGGTTCTTATTCTATAGCAATAGGTAGTTATGCAGGTCAAACTAATCAAGCCGCAAATTCTATTATTATTAATGCTACTGGTTCTGATGTTAGTGGAATGGATTTAAGTGGGCTATTTATAGCACCTATTAGAACAGCAAGTATTAATTCAAATATGTTATTTTTAAATCGTAATACAAATGAAATATTCTATTCAAATAATAGTTCAACTACATCAAAAACTTTCATTATTCAACATCCACAATACGAAGATAAATATTTAGTTCATGCCTGTTTAGAAGGTCCTGAAGCTGGCGTATTTTATCGTGGAAGAGGTATTATTACAAATAATAAAAATATTACTATTAATCTACCTTCATATGTAGATAAAATAGCAACGGACTTTACAATAAATATAACTGCTATAGAAAATAATAATATATATAAATCTACTGATGTTTATAATAATAGTTTTGATGTATATGGTTTAAATGGTTCATTTGATTGGATAGTTTATGGAAAAAGATTGGATTTAGAAGTTGAACCAAGTAAGAAAGAATATATATTATATGGTGATGGACCGTATAGTTGGGTTAAGAAAAAATAAAATATTCCTTTAGTATATTAATAGAATGAGTAATGCTAATACTACATATAAAAATAATGTTATTATAAGTAACAACTTAAATGTAGATAATGGTTCGTTATATGTAGATGTAAGTAATTCAAAAGTAGGTATAGGAACTACTACACCTCAATATGAATTAGATATATCTGGAAGTGTTAGAATAAGAACTAATTTAGTAAAATATGGATATAACGCAGGTAATATAAGTTTTAATACTAGTGCAATTGCTATAGGAGTTCGAGCAGGTGAAACAAATGCATCAACCGCATCAATATCAATTGGTTATTTGGCGGGTAGTGTTAATGCTGCTACAAGGTCAGTTTTAATAGGATATCAAGCAGGACAAACTTCACAAGCAACAAATTCTATACAATATAATGTAGCTATTGGTTATCAAGCATTACAAACTATAACGAATATACCAAAAAATATAGTTGCTATTGGTAGTGGTGCTTGTTCCAACTCGAGTTTAACAGGTGGTCCTGATAGTAATATAGGAATAGGTATAGATGCTGGAAAAAATCAATCACGTAGTAATACTATAGCTATTGGTTATGAAGCCGGAAACGCATCACAAGGTCTTTATGCTATAGCAATTGGTCTTAATGCTGGTCAAATAGTTCAAGGAACACAAACAATCGCAATAGGTTCTCAAGCAGGTAAAAATACACAAGGAACTGCTTCTATCGCTATAGGAAATTCATCCGCACTTACAGGACAAAGTATAAATAGTATAGCTATAGGTACATTAGCCGGTTCATCTACACAGGCTTCAGGTTCAGTTGTAATAGGAAATCGAGCAGGACAAACATTTGCTCGTGTACAATCCATAGCAATTGGAGCACTTGCGGGTAGTAATACATTAGCGACTAATGCGGTTGCTATTGGTTACGAAACACTAACCGGAGGCAGTAGTTCAATTTCTATAGGTTATAGGTCAGGTTTTACTGCTTTTGGTACCACTAGTATAGCAATAGGCGCAAGATCAGCAGTTAATCCAAGTTCGAATACTATTACTGTTATAGGAAGTGATGCGGGACGTTCAGCAAGATTAAGTAGTGTTTGTATTGGGAGTGAATCTGGTTTTAATACAAATGGAACGGCTACCGTAAATATTGGCTTTCAAACCGGATTTAGCGGTCAAAGACAAAGTGCTATTTGCGCTATAGGTTATCAGGCAGGTCAACTTACACAAGGTACTTATGGTCTTGCTATTGGTTATCGTGCTGGAAATGCGTCTCAAGCATCAGCCGCAATAGCTATTGGTACTAGTGCTGGTGAAATTACGCAAGGTGCTTCTGGTATTGCTATAGGAATTCGTGCAGGAAATTCTTTTCAAAGAAGCGGTGCTATTGCTATTGGTGCTGAAGCAGGTAGGCATACGCAAGGTATCAATAGTATTGCTATTGGTTATAATGCAGGACGTTCTCAACAAGGGACAAATAGTATTGCAATAGGTTATCAAGTTGGATTTGTAGGATTAGGTACCGGTTCTATTGCGATTGGTTATCAAGCTGGATTTGCGACCTATTTAGGAAATATTGCTATAGGTTATCAAGCAGGCTTTACTGGTAGTTCTACAGCATCATTAGCAATTGGCAATCTTGCGGGATATACATCACAAAGAACCGGTGCTTTAGCAATTGGTTCATTAGCAGGTTCATCATTTCAAGGGTCTCAATCAGTCGCGATTGGTTCACAAGCAGGTTATATAAGCCAATTGGGTAATTCTGTAGCAATCGGTACTAATGCAGGTTTGAGTACCCAAAATACATCTTGTATCGCTATTGGTATAGAAGCAGGCGCTTATAATCAAAGTACACGTTCTATTGCAATTGGATATCAAGCAGGATATACGGGTCAAGGTACTAACTCGTCTATTGCAATAGGGTATTTAGCAGGTAGAACAGGTCAAAATAATTCAATTATCATAAATGCTACAGGTACAGATTTAAGTGATGTAAATGTAGCTGGTTTATTTATAGCACCTATAAGAACAGGTGATACAAGTGGCAATCTATTATTATATGAACCAACTATAACACCTTCAGGTGAAATTGTAGTATCATCTTCTTTAAGTAATTTTGATAAAACTTTCGTTATAAAACATCCTACCGATAATAATAAATATTTAGTTCATGCTTGTATTGAAGGTCCTGAAGCAGGTGTATATTATCGTGGTAAAGGAACGATACGAAATAATATAATGACAACAATAACAATGCCCGAATATTCATCACATATCGCAACAGACTTTACAATTCATATATCACCTATATATAATCCGCATAATGATACAGAACAATTATATAATGTAAGTGAAATTAATGATAATTCATTCAAAGTATATGGAACAAACGGTTCTTTTTACTGGATTGCTCACGGAAAAAGACAAAGTATAGATATAGAACCTAATAAAAAAGATGTAGTTGTTAAAGGAGATGGACCTTATAAATGGATTTAAAATAGTAAATATAATAATTTAGATTTATTATATTTATTATTTCTTTTGTATGAAAACACGATAACCTTTATCTAATAAAACATAATCATTATTATATCTATTTAAAAAATGTTGTGCTCCATATAAAGGCATTTCTAATATATTATTATTAAAATGGTCGTATAAATAATCATCAATAGCCATAATACCACCACTATTTAATAATTGCCAACTTAATAAACAATCAGCATAACAATCAATACATTTATGACTACCATCAATATAAATAAAATCATATTTCTTTTCTTCTTTAATCAATTTTAATAACATATCAACGGAATCACCTTTTAAATGCGTTATTCTATTTTCCATATTTGCAAACTTAACATTTTCATAATATATATTTTCAACATTAATTTGTTCCATATTTGATAATGTTTCAACTTTACCATTTTTAAGAGTATTTTCATTATAACTTATCCATCTATCAATAGTAGTTCCATTCGCATTTGGCAATAATTCTAACATTTTTATCATAGAAGTACCCGCATAACATCCAACTTCTAACAATTCAATGTGTTCTCTATCTTTTAATTTCATTAATACATTTTCAAAAATATGAATTGTATTTGGTGGTAGATCGTGTGTCCAATTATACATACCGCCATAGTTCAATCCATTACTCTTAAACTTATCAATCAATTTATATACACTATTTTCATTAAATTGATATACTAATTGGTATCCAATCTTAGTCAGTTTTTTATAATCACAATCTTTCCAATTTTCAATTATTATTACGGGAGTATGTTTCAATATAATATTCATCATACCATCTAAAATATCTATTTCACATCCTTCCGCATCTATCTTTACTAAATCAATTTTAGTATTAATGTCAATTAAATCATCTAATCTCTTCATTTCACTATTAATTACAACACAATCATTAACTAAACTATTATCTCTATTAATACGCATAGCACCCATATTTAAACCCATATTGAGAACATCCATTTTAGGGAACCACATTTTATTAATTACTTTATTTTCATTACCAACTGCACAATTATGTAATTCAACGTTATCAATATTATTTATTAATAAATTAGTATTCAATATATCATAAGTTTTCTTAAATGGTTCAAACGCATAAACTTTTTTAGCAAGACGTGCCATTTTAACAGTATTAGTTCCAATATAAGCACCCACATCAATAACATTAGACTTATCATTAATAAACTCTTTAAAAATATTATTCAATTCTGATTCCCAGTCACCATTATTATTAATATGTTTTGTTATCCAATCATCTTTATAACTAATAAAACGACCTATATTTTCAATAGATATTAATTTTTCAGATAATGGTGGGTCTATATTTGAATAAATATTATAAGCATTATTACCAACATTAGCAGTTTTATTAACCATTTCTAATAATTTTAATGCTTGATTTTCCCACGAATGCGTTAGAGCCCATTGATAATTCTTTTCAACTAATACTTCTTTTTCTTTACTATCTATATAATTACATATTGCTTCAAATGAACGATTTTGCCATTCATCAGTTAATACATCTCCTTCAATAGCAATACCTCTATTACCTACAGTATTTTCTAAAGCTGCTAAATTATTAGTGATAGCAAATGTTTTACTTAATGCTGCTTCTAATGCTGTTAAACAGAAAGTTTCTTTAAACTTACAAGGATAAAACCATATATCACTCATTCTCCAATAACGTCCTAATGTTTCCTTATTAACCCATCCGTGTAATGTAATAGACTTTTCATTACTATATTCTTCATTCATCATACGTTTTATTTCAGCAAGTTCTTCTGGATAATTAGTATTAGCCCATTGATTATTTAAATCAGCAAATATATTCAAAGTAGCATCCGGATATCTTTGAAGAATACGAGGCCACATTTTTAATAATACAATTAAACCACGATTAGGAAATGATGAATAAATAAATGAATGAGGTATTTTCTTATCATATTCTCTAAATATGAAGTTTTTAAAGTCAATACCATAATGTAATGGAGATATAATATTTTTAAGTTGGCTAAATATAGAAGCTAAATATGAAGCGTGCCATTCAGTTAAACAGAATATATTTTTCATTTTATCATTAAAAGGTATCATATTACCACTCATAGTTAAATCATGAACGACTAAATGAATATTTTTAACATATCCTTTCACAGCAGGCATAATATATTCACTAAAACGACTAATAACACAATGTTCTATTTCTAATCGTGTAATATAATGAAAGTAAGCATCTAAACGGAGATATTTAACATTTTCAAATATTTCATCATTTTCACAATTACAAAATACAACAACTTCATAATCACTATGTTTAGCAACATATCTAGCCATTTCAATAATATAAGTTTCAGAGCCACCAACACCTTCTTTCAATATACTTGAACCAGTCCACTTTTTAAATCCACCATCAGCAACAAAAGCAAATACTTTTTTATCTGGTATAGTAGGAGTAGGTTGTAATGGTTCCATTCTATTAACGAAACGGAATATATTATAATAATCAACCATTGTTTGATATTGATCTTCAGTTGATTTATTATGTTGTAAAAATAATTCACAAGCTTTTTGTCCTAATTCATAATCATTAAAAGTATAACATAATTCAGCTAAAAACTTAGGTAAGAAATGATATGATAGAGTAGGTTTTAATGAATATTGTCTATGTATTGGAAACCCAATTTCAAATCCACGTTTCATATATTCATAAGCTGTTTTTTTATCACCTTCTAAATAATAATGAATACCTATAAAGTATGATGCTTCTGGTCTTTCAGGGTCCCATTCATGAACTAATTTATACCATTTTTCACATTCACTCCAAGGTCTATTCAATTTAAAGTTATACATTCTGGTCATTTCAAAAAGGGCATCAATCTTTTCTTGGTCAAATCCTTCTTTAGGATGGAAAGCTCTTTTATAGAACCATTCAGACGCTTTTTCATAATCTTCTAATAAATTATATGTTTGTGCGATATAATATAAGTGACGTGGATTATCAGGTTCTTCATCAATCATTTCAAATAGACATTTTAAGTCATATCGTTTTCTATCCATAGTTCTTTTTTCCATATAATCACTTCTTAAATCTAATATCCACGATTTTTGTGCTGGAATAACAACATTTACATTATTATCACCTTGTATAACTTCGTGAATAGTATATATATATCTCAATTTATATTGAGTAATAGTAATACGATTAGAGTAGTATTCGGTATCATTACTCTTAATTAGAAGACTGAATGAATCCGCGAATTGGTCACTTCTTACAGTATTTAAAAAGTCTCTCAATTCACCTTCAATTACGTAAGTATCATCTAACATTAAATTATATTTACACTTCATACCAGCTAATTCTAAACAACGATTACGACTTTCACGGAAATTAATAAATGGTTCTTGATATAACTTACCCTTCTTTTTACCAACAAGTATATTATTAATATTTTCAAGAGTTTCATCAGTGCTACCAGTATCTAAAATAGTCCATCTATCAATAATAGATAAATTACGTTCTAACATTTCTTTAAAGTCGCTACCACCATTTTTAACCATAATACATAAGTGAATTAAATTATCATAATCAAGTTCATCATTTTTCAAATAATAATGAAACTCTTTTAAAAATGGTTCATATAAATCATTTGGGATATATAAATAATAATCACTATTAGATAATTTATATGAATAAGTATAACCATCTTTTAATTGTTGATTAAATGTAGTTAATAATAATGGTTTAACAGATAATAATAAATCAATATAATTATTATTGAGTTCATAAAAAAAGACAATATTATTATTTTGAAAATTTATAAAATCATTTTCAATAGAAACATTATCTTCTAAATTCAGTTCGGATAAATTGACTGTTGTATTTTCATATTCGTTCATATCTAAATGGTCATTAATAATATAAATTTTATCAAAGTAAGAATGACATTCATAAGATATAAAAGAACTATATTTTAGACCATATACGAATAAGGTTGGATGTTCAATTATTTCAGCTAAATCATAAAGTAATCCGGAATATCTTTCTAATTTGCCTATAATAGGAAATAGTTTAAGACTATTGTACTCATCGTGACGAAATGGTGGATAGTCATTAGGATTACATTGATAATTATTTTTATTGAATATTATCATTGAAATATTTATTTTAGAATAGATATTTCAATTAATATCTATACGCATTTTTTTAAGATGTATAAGCAAGACCACCCATACCATTAGTAATCCTTAATACATTATAATTAATAGCATATAATCTAACTAAACGATATGAAGCACTGCTTATAAGTGTAGTAGTATCTAAATTTAGTGTTAATAAAGTATTATCAAGACGACTAAAATTACAAGAGCCAGACGGTTGATGTTCTTCTGGATTAATTGCAAAAGAGTATATATGAATGTATGGAAGTGCTGAATTAGCTCCGGAACCTTTATGATATTGGAATCGTTGAACTTTAGTAAAATAAGAACCGTCTCTAAGTGAAAATCGGTCTTGACCATTAAACTGTAAAACAGCACTTTTACATTTCTCAAAATTATCTATATTATATGATGAATTATCAGAAGTATCTTGTATAACCCATACGAGTTCTTTAATAGGGTGGAAGAATTGAAAATCAAGGTGATATTTTGTATCTGTAGTTTGTATAGCTTTAGATTCGTATACTTGTAATTGGTCAATTAAATATTGGTGTGTATTATTCATGAATAATCGTCGTTCATCGGTATCTAAATAAAAATAGTCAGCATATATTTTGAGATTAGTAATATTAGCACTACCAGTAACTTTATTAGCATCTTTAAAGTGAATTGAAAGATAACATTCGTTATATTGTAATGCGACTAATGGAATAGCAAGACCCGGATTACGACAAAACCAGAATTGTAAAGGTATATAAAGTTTATCATCGGTTGATGAAAGCATATCATCTAACATTTGTAATTTATCAACTGGATAAGTTAAGTCACACCAAATAGCCATCCACTCTCCATATTGTCTATCTATTAATTGACTACCTATAGTAAAATCAACATAGTCAATAAGTTGATAGCCATAATAAGTACTAACGATACTGGATATATCCATAGTAATTTCTAAAAATATGGTAGATAGTAAATCACCATTTAGAGGGACTTTAGTAATAACACGGGAACCCATATTAACATTATAGTCATTATCGTAAATATTAATAGATTCAATAGAAAAGTTAGAATGGCGACGATATATGAATTTAAAATATGTTATTTGTGGATTACCTGTTAAATATATATCTTGAGCACCATATGCTGTAAGTTGTAGAGTAGCTCCAGGCATAAAGTAGAATTTATAATATACATATTTTTTATTATCATAAATTTATTGTATAATATTATAAATTCAGTTATGAATAATAAAAATATTGTTTATTTACCAAGTGAACAATTAATAAATAATTTTATAAATAATGTAGTCCAATATATACAGAATAATAATACACAATCTATTATAGAAAATTATATAGTAATAGGAAGTAATTATTTATATTTGGAAGATGAGATATTAGATATAATAAATATAATGAAAAATGATGTAGAACTATTTATTGAAAAAAGTTCAACTTTTACAAAATTGATATTAGATATAGATTTTAAATGGACACTTATATATGGATATAAAATATTATTTAAAAAAGAGAATGATGAATATTATCATATCAAGATATATAGGCCAAAAATAACAATATTATATTTGACAGATAAGATAAATGATGTATTAGAGAATTGTAAGAAGAGTATTTATAAATATTGTAAAAAGAATAATTATGTATTCGTTCATCAATATTCAAAATTATTCAATTCTTTTTATAATCGGTTAGAATATACTTCAAGACGTATATTAGATGATGAATATGTATGTGTATTATATAATTATAGTTTTATAGTGAATTATGAGTTATCAATAATGGATATAGTTAGAATATTGTGTATGGATAAATATACAATATCGTTAGACTATATAAATGGAAAATTATTAAAAAATAATTTTATAATGAGAAATTCAAGAAGATTAATAGATATAGTTAAGGAGTTAAAGTATTTTGAAGAAGATGATGAAAAGATGATAAAATATATAAAGGAATGTATATCAAGAGATGTGAATATATGTAGTATACATTCTTATATAAATAAGAAGAGTGGTTATTATATGCGTGCTGGATTTTTAGATTTAGTACATACTATGAATACTCAAAAAGAAGAAGATGATAATGAATATGATATGATAAATATAATAGAGACACATATGTCCGGGAATAATTTAAATGGAAATGAACAGTTTTTCAATATAATTGGTAAAACATATACAACAGGAAATATGGTGAATGGATGTAATGGAACGATAACTTTTATGAAGAATAATAAGATATTGTATCCTTTATCAGAGAAATATGGAGAATATAAGAAGTTGAATAGTAGTTCATATGAGATAATATTAAATGATAAGAGATATATATTAGTATTTTTTAATAATTATAAGAGATATATAGGAACTTTAATAGATGAATTGGGTGATGTGATTACAGGAAATTTACTGCGTTAAATTGAGCTTTTCAACTTACGAAATCTCTAAAATAACTACTTAAAGCCTTTATTTAGGTGTAATATATAGTATATATAGGGTTGTATATACTGTATATATAAAACAGTTAAATAGTTAAAATATTTTCTAATATATATATGAGTTTATTGATTTCCTAATTAGAATTAGGCACTTTAATTAGATGTATTAATAGCTCCCATTCATATTCAATTTATCATTATTTATTTGTAATATTTTATTATGGATATTACTGGTCTAACTATTATAGCCTTTATAGTTTAATAAAAGATGATTCATATTGATATGATAGACCCATCTATTTTGTAGCTACACTATTAGATTAGGCATATTTATCTTCACCGCGGATGTAGATGAATTGCCAACTTTTGGAGACCGTGACTGTTTTTTTGGCAGGCTTTTTCCTAAAAAGCCCGAGACTTTTTTGATTTTATTTATTTATTTATATTTTCCCCTTTTTGTGGACTTTGTTTTTTCAAATAATCATATAATTTGAAAATACAATACTTTATAATGAATATGCTAAACCACCCATACCACTCATTATTCTTAATACATTATAATTTGGCGCATATACATTTAACAGTCTATAAGCTGTATTATTACTAAAATTACCTAAATCCGTAATCATATTGCTTTGTGATAAATCTATATTCAAAGTTACATTATTTAAACGACTAAAATTACAAGTTCCACTTGGTGCTAAATCATCCGGATATAAAGAGAACGAATATATGTGTGTATATGGCAAACCTAATGCTATACCTACACCTGTATGATATTCATATCTTTGAACATCAACGAAATATTTTCCTTTTCTTTTTTTGAATCGGTCAATACCATTCATTGTAATATTAGCTGATACTACTTGTTCGTATCTATCTATGTAATATTTAGAATCACCACTAACATCCTGAATAACCCATATAAGTTCTTTAACAGGGTGAGCAAATTTTAAATCTTGTGAATAATAAGTTTTATTAATATCTATTTTTGTTGATACAAATTGAACTTGTTCTATTAAATATTCGTGACTTCTTTTAGCAAATAATTTTCTTTCATCAGTATCTAAAAATATATAATCACACCATATACTACACTTTGTTATATCACCACTATTTGAAATATTTTCAGCATTTTTAAAATATATATGTAGTTTCACATCGTGATATTGTAAAGCTACTAATGGTAAAGCAGAACCCGCATTTCTACAAAAAAATAATGGTAAGGGTATATATAATTCTTGAGCAGTGACACTAACCATATCATCTAATATTGTCATCTTATCATAAGTATTTGTTAAATCATACCATAACATCATCCATTCCCCTGGTAATCTTTGTATTAATTGGCTACCAATTTCAAGGTCAATATAATCAATTAATTGAAAACCAAAATATTCATCTTCTATATTTTGATTACTATATTCTAATTCAAGATATAATCTATATAGTAAATCACCATCACGAGCTATATTACAAGTTATTTTTCGTCCTAATAATGCGCTACCAATATATGATTGTTCCATTTGTTCAATAGCAAAGTTTGTATGTCTTTTATAAACAAATTTGAAAAAGGTCATTTGTGGATTACCTGTTAAATATATATCTTGAGAACCATATGAAACTAATTGCATAAGACCACCGGTCATTTATATTTATTATAGTTTGTTAAAATAATAATAATTATCGTGCGTATAAGAATATTTATTTTAATCATATAAATTATAATGAGTTATAAGGGTGATTACATTAAACGGCAGATCGACTTTTTTAATAATAATAACGATTATGTCCGTAATCCAATGCAGTCTGACCTTGATGCTAATGGGTTCCGTATCACTAATTTGGGACCACCTGTAAATCTAAATGATGCCGCCCGTCTGGCTGATATCTCGGGTGGTGGTAGTGGTAATTTATGGTATTTATATCCAGCATATGCCGATGTCAGTTTTAATTGTAATTCATTATTAGATGTATCATCTATAGTTTTTTGTGATGATATGTCTATTATTCGTGGAGCAGGTGGATTCTTTGATATTAGTTCAAATAATCCAATACGTATTAATAATAATACTATTTATATCAACAATAATGGTTATGTCGGTATTAATAATAATAATCCCCTATATAATTTGGATGTTAGTAACTCATTTCATACAATATATATATATGATTATTTAGATTTATCTGGTAACAATGGACAAGTTTTATCATCTACACCTAATGGTATTAAATGGATTGATGTTGCTGATATTAGTGATAATTTATGGATACCCAACGGCAATAATATATATAACGCTAATCTAACCGGTAATGTTGGTATAGGAATAACAATACCTATTTATAGGTTAGATGTTAGTGGTGATATTCATTCATATAAAAGCCTTTTTATTGATAATAGTGCTAACATAGGTAATACATTATACGTAGTTCATAATAATAATAGAGTAGGTATTAATACATCAAATCCACAATATGATCTTGATGTTAGTAGTTCTTTTCATACCAAATATATATATGATTATCTTGATAGCAGTGGTATTGGTGGTATATTAACAAGCTCTAATAATGGTATTATATGGAGTAGAGATATTTCATTAAATAGGTTAGATGTTTCACAAGCGACTATTATAGACTTATCAAGTAATAAAATATTTGTTAGAGACTTATCTGCTGTAAATGCTTCAATCATAAATGCTGATATTTCCAGTTTAACTGTTAAAGATATTATAGGTGGTAAAATAGACGCAAGTATCAATATATTAGATACAAATGATGTCCGCACTTGTTATATAACTTTTGTTGATAATAGTGGATATCAAAAATTACGAATAGATACACAAAAACTCATATATAATCCAGGATTAGATAGATTAGGTATCGGTATAAATCCTAATTATAATTTAGATGTGAGTAGTTCTTTTCATACAAGATATATATATGATTATATTGATAGTAGTGGTGTAGGTGGTATATTAACGAGCACATATAATGGTATTATATGGAGTAGAGATATATCATTAAACCGATTATATGTAACAGATTTATCAGCAGTGAATGTGTCCATTATAAATTTAGATGTATCACAAGCAAATATTAGGGATTTATCAAGTAATAAGATATTTGTTAAAGATTTATCAGCAGTGAATACGTCAATCATAAATTTAGATGTTTCTTATTCATATATTAGTCGTCTGGATGTTAGTAATGCTAATATTAGAGACTTGTCAAGTAATAAGATATTTGTTAGAGACTTATCATCAGTCAATGCTTCAATCATTAACTTGGATGTATCACAAGCGAATATACGAGATTTATCTAGTAATAAGATATTTGTAAGAGATTTATCAGCAGTGAATGCTTCAATTATTAACTTGGATGTGTCTAGTGCTAATATCAAAGATCTAAGTAGTAATAAGATATTTATTAGAGACTTATCAGCTGTAAATTCGTCAATTATCAACTTGGATGTATCTAGAGCAAATATTAGAGATTTGTCAACTAATAAGATATTTGTTAGGGACTTATCAGCAGTTAATGCTTCAATAATCAACTTGGATGTATCTAGAGCAAATATTAGAGACTTGTCAAGTAATAAGATATTTGTTAGAGACTTATCAGCAGTAAATGCTACGATAGTAAGACTAGATGTTAGAGACTTATCTGCTGTAAATGTTTCAATTATTAACTTGGATGTATCACAAGCTAATATAAAAGACTTGTCAAGTAATAAGATATTTGTACGAGACTTATCAGCTGTAAATTCGTCAATTATCAACTTGGATGTATCTAGAGCAAATATTAGAGATTTGTCAACTAATAAGATATTTGTTAGGGACTTATCAGCAGTTAATGCTTCAATAATCAACTTGGATGTATCTAGAGCAAATATTAGAGACTTGTCAAGTAATAAGATATTTGTTAGAGACTTATCAGCAGTGAATGTTTCTATTATTAACTTGGATGTATCACAAGCAAATATAAAAGACTTATCTAGCAATAAGATATTTGTAAGAGACTTATCAGCAGTGAATGTCTCCATAATTAATTTGGATGTATCTCGTGCAAATATAAAAGACTTATCCAGTAATAAAATATTTGTTAGAGACTTATCAGCAGTAAATGTATCCATCATCAATTTAGATGTATCACAAGCGAATATCAAAGACTTATCCAGTAATAAGATATTTGTTAGAGACTTATCAGCCATCAATGTTTCAATTATTAACTTGGATGTATCACAAGCGAATATTAGAGATTTATCAAGTAATAAAATATTCGTTCGAGATTTATCAGGAGTGAATACATCAATCATCAATTTGGATGTATCGCAAGCGAATATACGAGATTTATCTAGTAATAAGATATTTGTTAGAGACTTATCAGCAGTAAATGCTACGATAATAAGACTAGATGTTAGAGACTTATCTGCTGTAAATGCCTCAATTATTAACTTGGATGTATCACAAGCGAATATTAGAGATTTATCAAGTAATAAGATATTTGTTAGAGACTTATCAGCAGTTAATGCTTCTATTATTAACTTGGATGTATCACAAGCGAATATTAGAGATTTGTCAAGTAATAAGATATTCGTTAGAGACTTATCAGCAGTTAATGTTTCTATTATTAACTTGGATGTCTCTCAAGCGAATATTAGAGACTTGTCAAGTAATAAGATATTTGTTAGAGACTTATCAGCCGTCAATGCTTCAATCATCAACTTGGATGTATCACAAGCAAATATAAAAGACTTATCCAGTAATAAGATATTTGTAAGAGATTTGTCAGCAGTTAATGCGTCAATCATTAATTTGGATGTATCTAGAGCAAATATTAGAGATTTGTCAAGTAATAAGATATTCGTTCGTGACTTATCATCTGTAAATGCGTCAATCATTAACGCAGATATTTCTAGTTTAATAGTTAAAGATATTATAGCCGGTAGAATAGATGCGAGTATCAATATTATAGATACAAATGATAATAGGACTTGCTATATAACTTTTGTTGATAATAGTGGTTATCAAAAGTTGAGAGTAGATACACAGAAACTCATATATAATCCTGGATTGGATAGATTAGGTTTAGGAGTTAATCCTAATTTCAATTTAGATGTGAGTGGTTCATTCGGTCTGAACGTATCAGCATATGCTAATTATCTATTTGATGTATCTGGAGAAACGAGAATACAGACCGACAATATAAGATATGGGCGACTTGCTGGTGATACGAATATGGGTTCATATGCGATAGCAATAGGATATAATGCGGGTTTATCAGGTGAAAAATCGGGAGCTATAGCAATAGGTTATAGAGCTGGTTATGATGACCAAAATGTAAATTCAATAGCAATTGGTGTAGAAGCAGGCCGTAATAAACAGCGTGAAAAAGCTATAGCTATTGGTGAATCCGCTGGATATAATAGTCAAGGAACACATTCAATCGCAATAGGAACAGATGCTGGAGATTCAATCCAAAAAGAGTATAGTATTGCTATAGGTTATTCATCTGCTCAAAATCAACAAGATACTAATAGTATTGCTATAGGTTATTCATCTGCTCAAAATCAGCAAGGAGCTAATAGTATTGCGATGGGTTATTCATCTGCTCAAAATCAACAAGGTGTTAATAGTATCGCTATGGGCTATTTATCAGCACAAAATCAACAAGGTAATTATAGTGTAGCAATAGGAAATAATGCGGGTAATGATAATCAAGATAATTACAGTATTGCTATAGGTTATGAAGCAGGTAAATATTATCAAAAAGATAGCAGCATAGCAATAGGGCGATATGCTGGAGGAACAAATCAGGAAATTAATTCTATATCAATTGGTTATTATGCTGGCTCAACTGGACAAAATTCAAGTGCTATAGCAATAGGTTATAATGCTGGATATAAAGACCAAAGTAATAACGCTATAGCGATAGGTCAAGATGCGGGTAAATATTCACAAGGTCAATATTCAATTGCTATAGGTTATAGTGCTGCTGGAATTCAACCACAACATAATAATACTATAATAATAAATGCTACAGGACAAGATATAAGTAGTCAATCAACCGACCGTTTATATGTCGCACCTATTAGATTTATGAATGGTCTACAATATGTATTACAGTATAATTCAGCCACTAAAGAAATAGTTTATGCGGATGCTAGTAATGTAGGTGGTAGTTCTTTTTGGAGTCTTACTGGGAACGAAAATGATATCTATAATACAAATAATGGAAATGTAGGTATTGGTCACGGTTCTGTTAATCAAATTAATTATACTCTAGATGTGAGTGGTTCAACAAAGACGAGATATTTGTATGATATATATGATAATAGTGGTGTAGGTGGTGTATTGACAAGTACATATGATGGTATTGTATGGAGTAGAGACATATCACTAAACCATTTATATGTAACTGATTTATCCGCTATTAATATTACAACTATTACTTTAGATGTATCACAAGCAAATATTAGAGACTTATCAAGTAATAAGATATTTGTTAGAGATTTATCAGCTATTAATATTACAACTATTACTTTAGATGTATCACAAGCAAATATTAGAGACCTTAGTAGTAATAAAATATTTGTAAGAGATTTATCAGCGGTGAGTGCGTCTATTATTAACTTAGATGTATCACAAGCGAATATTAGAGATTTATCAAGTAATAAAATATTTGTTAAAGACTTATCAGCGGAGAACGCATCTATCATTAATCTTGATGTATATACAGCGAATATTAGAGATTTATCATCAGTGAATGCTTCTATTATTAATTTGGACGTATCACAAGCAAACATAAAAGACCTATCAAGTAATAAGATATTTGTTAGAGACTTATCAGCAGTGAATGTTTCTATTATTAACTTGGATGTATCACAAGCAAATATTAGAGATTTATCAAGTAATAAGATATTCGTTAGAGACTTATCAGCAGTGAATGCTTCTATTATTAACTTGGATGTATCACAAGCAAATATAAAAGATTTAAGTAGTAATAAAATATTTGTGAGAGACTTATCAGCTATTAATGTATCCATTATAAATTTAGACGTATCTAAAGGAAGTTTTAGAGATTTATCAGCAGTGAATGCTTCTATAATCAACTTGGATGTATCACAAGCGAATATTAGAGATTTATCAAGCAATAAGATATTTGTTAGAGACTTATCAGCAGTGAATACCTCAATCATTAACTTAGATGTATCTAGAGCAAATATTAGAGATTTATCAAGCAATAAGATATTTGTACGAGACTTATCAGCAGTGAATGCGTCTATTATTAACTTGGATGTATCACAAGCGAATATTAGAGATTTGTCAAGTAATAAGATATTCGTTAGAGACTTATCAGCAGCGAACGCATCTATTATTAACTTGGATGTATCTAGAGCAAATATTAGAGATTTATCAAGCAATAAGATATTTGTAAGAGATCTATCATCAGTGAACGCATCTATTATTAACTTGGATGTATCTAGAGCAAATATTAGAGATTTGTCAAGCAATAAGATATTTGTTAGAGACTTATCAGCAGTGAATGCTTCTATCATCAACTTGGATGTATCTAGAGCAAATATTAGAGATTTGTCTAGTAATAAGATATTCGTTAGAGACCTATCTGCGGTGAATGCTTCAATCATTAATGCGGATATTTCCAGTTTGACTGTTAAAGAAATTATAGCAGGACGAATAGATGCTAGTATCAATATTATAGATACAAATGATAACAGGACTTGCTATATAACTTTTGTTGATAATAGTGGTTACCAGAAATTGAGAATAGATACACAGAAACTCATATATAATCCAGGATTAGATAGATTAGGTTTAGGAGTTAATCCAAACTTCAATTTAGATGTTAGTGGTTCATTTGGTCTCAATGTAGCAGCATATGCTAATTATCTATTTGATGTCTCAGGAGAAACGAGAATACAGACAGACAATATAAGATATGGAAGACGTGCGGGTGATATAAATATGGGTTCATATGCGATAGCAATAGGATATCAGGCTGGCTCAGATAATCAAGGAACAAGAAGTATTTCTATAGGATATAATTCAGGACATCTAAATCAAGCAAGTTATTCTATAGCTATTGGTGACTATGCCGGTGCTACTAATCAACGTGTTGATGCGGTTGCGATTGGTCGTCAAGCAGGTATATCAGGTCAAGGAACCGGTGCTATAGCATTTGGATATTATGCGGGTCAATATGACCAATCAAATAATGCTATATCAATAGGTTATCAAAGTGGTAATGATAAGCAAGGTGGTAATAGTATAGCTATTGGTTATAGATCCGGTTATATATCTCAAAAGAATAGTGCGATTGCTATAGGAACTCAAGCTGGTTATAAGGATCAAAGTGATAACGCTATAGCTATAGGGCGAATGGCGGGACAAACTAATCAAGGTGTTGAAGCTATTGCCATAGGTAATAATGCGGGATATTATAATCAAAGTTTAGATGGTATAGCAATCGGTGGATATGCCGGTTATACTAATCAAGGGACTTATAGTATAGCAATAGGGTATAAAGCAGGTCAAACAAGTCAATCTTCAAACTCAATAATAATAAATGCGACTGGTTTAGATTTAAGTAGTATGGATGTTAGTGGTTTATTTATAGCACCTATTAGACAAGGTAGAGAAAATTTTATTTTAACATACAATACAGATACGGATGAAATTAGATATACAAATGATATTAGTTTGAATAGTTTAGATGTTTCTCAAGCAAATATTAGAGACTTGTCAAGCAATAAGATTTTTGTAAAAGACTTATCATCAGTGAATGCTTCCATCATAAATTTGGACGTGTCACAAGCGAATATTAGAGACTTATCAAGTAATAAGATATTTATTAGAGACTTATCCGCCGTAAATGTATCAATAACAAGACTTGATGTTAGGGATTTATCAGCAGTCAATACATCTATCATTAATTTGGATGTATCACAAGCAAATATTAGAGATTTGTCAAGTAATAAGATATTTGTGCGTGATTTATCCGCAGTGAATGCGTCAATTATTAATTTAGATGTGTCTCAAGCAAATATAAAAGACTTGTCAAGTAATAAGATATATGTAAGGGACTTATCAGGAGTAAATGCCTCAATTATTAATTTGGATGTATCTCAAGCAAATATTAGAGATTTGTCAAGCAATAAGATATTTGTTAGAGATTTATCAGCAGTGAATGCTTCAATCATTAGATTAGATGTATCTCAAGCAAATATTAGAGACCTCTGTAGTAATAAGATATTTGTTAGAGATTTATCGGCAGTGAATGCTTCTATCATTAATGCGGATATTTCCAGTTTGACTGTTAAAGAAATTATAGCAGGACGAATAGATGCGAGTATCAATATTATAGATACAAATGATGATAGAACTTGTTATTTACTATTTGCGGACAATAGTGGTTATCAAAAGTTAAGAGTAGATACACAGAAACTCATATATAATCCTGGATTGGATAGATTAGGTTTAGGAGTCAATCCTAACTTCAATTTAGATGTGAGCGGTACATTTGGTCTAAATGTATCAGCATATGTTAATTACCTATTTGATGTATCCGGTGAAACGAGAATACAGACAGACAATATAAGATATGGAAGACGTGCTGGTGACTATAATATGGGTTCATATGCGATAGCAATAGGTTATGAAGCGGGAATATCAGGCGAGCAATCCGGAGCTATAGCAATAGGTTATCAAGCAGGTCATACAAATATGGGAGCTAACTCAATCGCTATTGGTAATTTGGCAGGTAGAACAAATCAATTTGCTAACTCAATTATAATCAATGCTACTAATACGGATTTACCTAACACTGATGCTAGCGGCTTATTTATAGCACCTATACGTAATATTAATGGTATAACCCAAGCTCTATATTACAATAAAACAACTAAGGAAATAGTGTATGGTGATATATCAGCCAGTGGCAGTGGAACAAATTATTGGACTTTAACAGGAACTGATATATATAATAATAATTTAGGTAATGTCGGTATAGGAACATATGGACCAGCTTCATATTTGCTAGATGTATCTGGAACGGCAAGAATGAGATATATAATAGATATCTTTGGAAGTGATGGAAGTGATAATAGTATATTAATAGGAACATCTAATGGAATAAAATGGACTCACGATTTATCATTAAATAATCTTGATGTATCACAGGCAAATATAAAAGACTTATCAAGTAATAAGATATTTGTTAGAGATTTATCTGCGACGAATGCTTCTATTATTAACTTGGATGTATCTCAAGCAAATATTAGAGACCTCAGTAGTAATAAGATATTTGTTAGAGATTTATCGGCAGTGAATGCTTCTATCATAAACTTGGATGTGTCTAGTGCTAATATCAAAGACCTCAGTAGTAATAAGATATTTGTAAAAGATTTATCAGCAGTGAATGTCTCAATCATAAATTTGGATGTGTCTAGTGCGAATATCAAAGACCTCAGTAGTAATAAGATATTTGTTAGAGATTTATCAGCTATTAATGTTTCAATAATAAGGCTGGATGTTAGAGATTTATCAGCAGTTAATGCTTCAATTATTAACTTGGATGTATCACAAGCAAATATTAGAGATTTGTCAAGCAATAAGATATTTGTAAGGGACTTATCAGCGGTGAATGCGTCAATCATTAATTTGGATGTATCACAAGCAAATATTAGAGATTTGTCAA